TCAGTCCTCGGCCAGCGCCGCGCGTACCGCCCTTGCGACCTGTCGGCTGGAGCGTTGCAGCACGCCCGCCGCCTCCCCCGCCCCGGCGTTGATGGTGATCGCCACACGGACGTCACGCGGGGCGCCGCCGGGGCGCAGCGTCTCGACCCGCCCGCTGCTGGTCGGCACGAAGACCTCCGGCCCGCGCTCGCCGACCAGATAGGAGCGGTCGGGCGATACCGGCCCGCCGGTAGCCCGGCCCGGCAAACCCGAGGCCACACCGCCCAGCAGGCCGAGCAACCCGCCATCGCCGACCGACGCCATCCCCTGTTTCAACGCCACCCGCGCGATCTGGTCGAGCACCGACAGCGCGGTCGCCTTCAACTCCTCGAAGCCGAACTTGCCGGTCCGCGCGGCGCGCAGCAGCGCCCCCTCGACCGAGCGCGCGCCGATCTCCGCCGCATCGCCCAGCCCGCGCGAGAGTTCGGCGCGCATGGCCCCCATGTCCGCTGCGAAGCCCCGCATGTCGATGCGGGGCGCGAAATCCTGCTCATCCATCCGGATACATCTCCCGCAAGCGGGCGAGCGTGGCGGGCGAGGGTGGATCGCCACCCTCACCACCGCCCGCCATCGCCGTCACGATTCCCTGAAGCTCGGCCGGTGTGGCGCGCCAGAAGCGGTCGGGCGACCAGCCCAGCACCGCGCCCGCCATCCCCGCCAGCCGCGCCGCCGCCTCGGCGAAGGTCATTTGCCGCCCAATATCTGGCGCAGCAACTGCCGCAGCACGGGCGCCAGCGCCGCCAGCCCCAGATCAACCAGCGCCTCGCCCAGCTGCTCGCGGCTCACCCCCTCGGGCACCTCGCGCAGGCAATGCCAGATCAGCGCCGCCGCCTCGCCCAGCGAGAGCTTGCCCTCGCCGGCCCGCTCGACCAGCCCGAACAGCGGACCGAGTTCGCCTTCCGCCGCGACCAGGGCCTGGAAGCTCGGCCGCACCACCAGCTCCGCGCCGCCGACCCGAACGCTCGCCTCGCCGCGCATCGGATTCGCGCTCATGCCGACACCACCGGGCCGGAGCTTTCCAGCGCCAGCGTGTAGGTGCGCTCGCCGCCGAAATCGCCCGAGTAATCCAGCCGCGTGACCAGGAACCGCCCGGTCATCGACCCGCCGCTCTCGAAGCTCAACCGATAGGTCTCGATCGTGCCCGCCAGCGCATGGCCGCGCATCCGCGACTCCGCCGCCGATCCGGTGAACACGCCCGCGCCCGCCACGCTGACATGCCGCACCCCCGCGCCCGACAGCAATTCGCGCCAGCCGCACGAATCCTTGCTCGTCACCACCACCGTCTCGCCATTGATCGACAGCTGCGTGGTGCGCAGCCCCGCCATCGTCGCGAAGGCGGGCGGCTCGGCCCCGTCGCCGATCTTGAGCAGAAAGGCGCTTCCCTTTTCGATTGCCATGATGATTCCCCCTATTGTCCCGCGCGCCACAGCCGGACGCGCCATTCGACGCTCGCCGTCCAGCGCGCACCCGTCTTCCCCATGCGGGTCGCGGTCACGCTCAGCGCCGCCACCCGCCACCCGTCCGCCAGCACGTCCGCCAGGCCGACTGCCTCCGCCGCCTGGACGCAGGTGCGTAAGCGCCGGGGCTGCTCCCCCTCATCGGTCAGGGACAGCACGACCCGCAGTTCGCGCCCCTCGATCCCCGCCGCGCCCCAATCGCTGTCGCTCGGCTCGCCCAGTACGGCTTGCGGCACGCTCGCCCGCACCGGCACCGCGTCGAACAGCGCCACGCCCAGCGGCGTCAGCGCGGGACGGAGCGCGGCCATCAGCCCGGCCCTGAGCGCCTCGCGCGCGGTCATGCCCGCCTCGGCCCGTCGAGCCGCATCCGCCGGTATGGCCGCCAAAGTGCGGCGACGGCGGCGGGCGGAACGGCGGCGGCATCGCGATTGTCGAACAGATGCGCGCCCATGATCGCCACGCCATGCGCGATCTCGGGCGGCAGGCCGTCCCAATCCTCGGCAAGACCCGCGCGATAGCGCACCGTCGCGGCCTCCCGCGTGCGGACCCAGCCACGCCCGTCCCGGTCGATCGCGTTTTCACCGCCGGACAGGATCGCCGCGACCGGCGTCGCCGCCAGCGCCTGCCACGCCACCGATCCCGACAGCGGCTCCTCAACGAGCCGCCGAATCAGCATCTGCCCGCAAAAGGATTCGGCCAGCCCCAGCGCAACGCCCGCGACTCGCTCGACCAGCGCCGCCTCATTGCCCTCTTCCAGCCGCAGCAGCGCGCGCACCGCACCGGCCGCCGCCGTCACGGTCGCCGGGGGCATGGCCTCCTTCGTCCCGCTCATCATGTAAACTCCTTCATCGATACAAGTTGCGACAGGTCCGACACACGGGCGTCACAGTTGGCGCGCAGAGAGTGGGGCAGCCGCTGCCCTCCTCCCCCTGGGCATCGGCCATGCCGACCCCGCGCCCCCCGGCCGGGTCCGGCATCCTCCCTGAACTACGGGGCAGCCCCTTGCGGCTGCCCCGATTTTTCAGGGGCTCAGGCCGTCGCGAACTTCATCAGCTTGATCGCCTCCGAGTCGCTGACGCAGCCGCCGACTCGCCGCGTGGCGTAGAAGGTGACGAACGGCTTGTTGCTGTACGGATCGCGCAGGATCGCGGTCTCGGCGCGCTCGGTGATCAGATACCCCGCCTGGAAATTGCCGAACGCGATGGCGTAGTTGTTCTCGGCAACATCGGGCATGTCCTCCGCCTCGACCACCGGATAGCCGAGCAGCGTTGCGGGCTGCCCCGCCGCAAGCCCCGGCGCCCAGAGGAACTGGCCGTCCGTCGTCTTCAGCTTGCGGATGCGTGCCGAGGTGGCCGCGTTCATCACGAAACAGGCCCCCTGACGATAGGGCGCGCGAAGCAGCTGGACCAGCTCGACCAGCCGGTCCTCCGCGCCCGCCCCGAACGCGCCCGGCGCACCGCTCGGCATATATTGCAGCGTGCCGAAGGGGCGCGCGCCGTCCTTGGCGGTCGAGACCGGGTTGGTCAGGAAACCCTTGGGCCGGTTGATACCCGATCCGCTGACAAAGGCCTGCCCCTCGGCGCGTGCGAACTCGGTCGCGATCTCGCTCGCCAGCCAGCCCTCGACGTCGAACGCCGCGTCGTCCAGCATCGCCTGGCTGGCCGAGGGATTGGCGTAAAGCTCGCCCATTGGCGGGGCGAGTTCGACGAAGCTGGGCGTCGCCGTTTCGGGCCGCGCCGCCGTCTCGCTCGCCCAGCCCGACGGCGTGCCGCCGGTCGTGACCAGCTTGCGATACCCCGCCGAGCCGACCGTCACGACATTGGCGATGCCGCGGATGGGCGAGACGTTGCGCAGCACCGATCCGATCGCCGCGTCGATCTCACGCGGGACGGCAAAGCCGCCGCTGTCGCCGGTGGTGCCGGTAAAGGCCTTCAGCTCGACGGTGGTGCCGCTGCGCACATAGCCGTCGAAAGCGCCGCTGGTCTTGCGTGCGCCGTCCAGAACGGGCCGTTCGATCACGTCCATATCATTCCCCCTTGGTAAAAATCTGAATCACGCGGGCGAGCGGCTGCATCGGCACCGTCACCAGGCTGATCTCGATAAGTTCGGCCGACAGGATGGCGCGGGCCGCCCCCTGATGGACGACGCGCGGCCGGTAGCCGACCGACAGCCCCGCCACCGCGCCGGAGCGGACCAAAGCGGCCAGCACGGGGTGGTCGACCACGCCCTCGACCGCCAAGCCCGTATCGTCCTCCGCCATGGCGGTGATGCGGCCCATCGCCGCGCCGCGATGCTGCCAGAGCAGCGGCACGTCGCCCGCCCCCGCAAAGGCCCCGCGCCGCATCACGTCGCCCGCCCGGTCCATCCGGTCCCAGATCGCGGCATAGCCGGTGAAGGTCAGGCTCATTTCAGCCAATCCTCCATCCCCAGCCGCATCGCGATCCCCGCCAGCAGCAGCGCCCCAAGCAACCGCGTCAGCCAGCCGACCGCGCTTTTCCACACCGACGACTTGGCCTCACGCCAAGCCGACAGGAGCTCGCGCAGCTCGGCGACATCCTCCGCCGCTTGCGGATCGGCGAGGCCCAGCCGGGTGAGCGCCCGCGTCGCGCCCAGCTCACCCGCCTCCTCCGCCACGGCGCGCAGCGTGACGAGGTCCGCGCCGCTATCCGCCGCCTGCGCCAACAGCCGCGCCAGAACGTCCCCGCTCATGACAGGCCGACCATCTGGCGCTTCTCCGCCGGATCGAGGAAATCGGCGCTCGCCGCCATGGCCCAAAGCATCTGGCGCTCCTCGGCCAGCGCGGTGACGCGGTTGATATCGACCGACAGGCTCGCGCCCTCGAACCAGCCCGCCAGTCCCTGCGCCAGCCCGCTCAGGATTCCGCCCGCCAGCGGCAGGATCGCCTGTCGCCACAGCGCGCGGTTCGCCTCGCGATAATTGGCATAGGTATTGTCGCCGGGCAGGCCGAGCAGCATCGGCGGCACTCCGAACGCCAGCGCGATCTCGCGCGCCGCCGACGACTTGGCCGCGATGAAGTCGAGTTCGGCCGGCGTCAGGCTCATCGCCTGCCACTTCAGCCCGCCCTCCAGCAGCAGCGGCCGCCCCGCATTGCCGCTGCCCGCAAAGCCCTCCATCTCGGTACGCAGCCGCTCGAACTGGTCGGGGGTCAGCGTCGATCCATCGCCCGGATCATAGACCAGTGCCCCCGAAGGCCGCGCCGCATTGTCGAGCAGCGCGCGGTTCCAGGCGGCGGCGGCATTGTGAATCGCGATCGCCCCCGCCGCCGCGCCCAGACAGCCCAGCCCGTAATGATCGTCGAGCGGGTGGCAGCTTTTCAGATGCACCACCAACGGCTTCACCGGATCGACCGGCAGCGTCGTGACCCGGCCCCCGGCGCGGTAGAGATAGGCGGCGGGCCAGCCGCTCGCGTCCAGCTCCATCGTCACCCGCTCGGGGCGCAGTGCGAACAGCTCGGCGACGTCTCCCTCGGCATCGCGCAGGATCTGCACATAGGCATTGCCGTGCAGCAGGAGATGCGTGGCCACCGTCTCCAGCAGCGCCTGCCCCTCACTGCGCGCCGCGACCAGCGCGACCAGTTCGGGATGCGACGCGGTGAGCGGCGCATCGGCCAGCCCGCCCGCGACCATGCGCACCGCGCGCTGCGCCACCGGATTGCGGAGATAGCCCTCGCGCACCTGGCTCTCATAGGACGGTGCCGCCCCCGTCAAAGGCACCCCCGACCGGGCCAAACCCAATCCGAGCAAAGGACGCGCGGCCCCCCGCCCGGTCTTGCGACCGAACATCCTCATGATCGAATCTCCTTTAGCTCCTCCCCGGCACGGGGAGGTGGCAGCGCGCAGCGCTGACGGAGGGGGGCTTCCACGCAAGGTCACCCCTCGCCGCGATCCCCCTCCACCATCCTGCGGATGGTCCCCCTCCCCGTTCCGGGGAGGATCAGCTCACAAATTCCGTATCCCCGGCGGCCCTCGCCCCGACAGCATCAGCTCGGTCAGCGCCCAGACCAGCGCATCGGCGCGATCCGGCGAGCGGCCCGGTCCGTCATAGGCCCCCGCCACCCCCAGCCCGCACAGCTCGTCCTCCAACGCCGGAAACCCTTGCGAATGCCAAACCCGCCCCTGCGCATAGAGGAACGATACCGGCTCGGCCCGCGCGGCTTTCCCGATCGAGGCATAGACCAGATGCACCGGCAGCGTCGGGTCGGCGAGCCGCAGCACGCTTTCCACCATGTCGCCGCCCTGGTTGCGCTCGGCCACCACCCGGTCCGCGCGGTTGCGCCGGGCACAGCCCGCCACCCGCGCCGCCCAACCCTCGGGCGAAAGCCCGGCCTCGCTGGCGTCCTCCAGCACATAGCCATGGCCGTCGCGCCCCAGTCCCACCGCGACGATCCCGCAGGCATCGCCGCTGCTGGTCGCGGGCGGATCGACGCCGACCACCACCCGGTCGAGCGACGGCACCGTCTTCGCCCGTTGTCGGTCGAGCAAAGCGCGGGTCCACAAGGCCCCCTCGCGGTCGTCGACCATCTCGCCGTCCAGCTCCTGCCGCCCCAGCCGCGTGTCGCCGTACTGGGCGATCATTGCGTCCTGGAAGCTGTCGGGCAGATGCGCATTGTCGCTGGTCCGCCCGATCGTCTCGACACAATCGGGCAGCGCCATGACCTTGCGCATCAGCGGCGTCGCGCGCGGCGTGGTCGTGACCAGCACGCGCGGGGTCTCACCCAACCGGAGCGTCATCATCAGATTGTCCCACCCGGCCTCCCCCTTCCACTTGCCCAGTTCGTCGCACCAGGCGGCATGATGCTGCGGCCCGCGCAAAGCCTCGGGCGCGGCGGCCGAATAGGCGAAGCCGATCGCGCCGGACGCGAAATGCACCTGCCCCAGGCTGCCGATCCATTTGGGCGTTTCACCCTTTCGCGCTACCGCCAGCAGCCCGCTTTCGCCGCGCACCATCACTCGCTCGACATCGCGCAGTGTCGCCCCCATCAGCGCGATCCGCGCGCCCGGATGGTCGCGGGCGAGCGCGCTCACCCACTCCGCCCCCGCGCGCGTCTTGCCGAAGCCGCGCCCGGCGCGGATCAGCCAGACCCGCCAGTCGCCCGGCGGCGCGACCTGTCCGTCATGCGCCCATAATTCCCATCGCTCGACCAGTTCGCGCTTCTGCGCCGCCGTCAGTGCGGCCAGCGCCTGTTCGCGCGCACCCGGCTCCAGCATCGCCAGCGTGGCGAGCCGCGTTGCCGCATCCTGTCCCGCCATCATGCCATCCCCTTCAACCGCCGCCGCGCCAGCCCATCGAGCGCGCGTTCCAACGCCGCATCGGTCTCGGCCGCATCGGCCCGCGCCGCCTCGCTGACGCCATCACCGGCCTGGGCCAGCGCATCGCGGCGGGCGAGCAGCTTCAGATAGAATTGCACCTCGGTCGGCTGGAGCGGCGGGGTGATGGAGAGGCCGGTGGTCCCCGCACCGGCCTCTCCGCCCTCCCCGTCCCCGACCGCCAACAGGGCGAGCATCCGGCGCAGCAGCCCTTCCTCGACCAGCGCGTGTGCCGCGCCGATCGCCGCATCCCAGGCCTCGCCAAAGGCCCGGTCGCGCGCCCGCAAGGTGCGTGCGGCCCGCAGCGTCTCTCCCACCGCCCGTGCCGCCGCCCCCGCATCGGCGCTGACCGCCAGCGTCGCCAGGAATTGCCGTCGCCGCGCCAGCGTCCACCGCGCGCCCTCCCCCGTTCCGGCCAT